TTATACAATCACTATTTGAATTATTTATTATCTTTCTTTACCAAACGTAAACTTAAACCACGGAATATTAAGCTTCGGATATCGACAGGCTTCTATACAGATTATCCAAGTAGGTCAACACTTGAAGATACTTTCTTTCTAATGGTCATAGATATTGATGATATACTTGAACAAGATTGCAATCAAATTATTGAAATACTAAACAAGCACAATTACACACCAACCTATGTCATAAAAACAACAAAAGGTTATCATTTTCTTTGGCTTAGCAAAAAATATTTGATTAAGGAAGATAATGTTTTATTTTCAACTTTCAACATGTTTTTGTCTACATTTTTTAATCAAATCAAGCAATTGATAGAGAAAGAATTACCCCATGTGCATTTAGATAAGTTAATACCTTTGGAGGGGTTTTATACCAGAGCGGATGGTTTGATTGTATATGAAGGTTTATGGTATGAGAGTTTTTGGGATTTGTATTCTAAGGTCATTGCAATAGATGAGAAATCTTCGGATGAAGAACTAACTAATATTTTACATAACAAAGTAGATTTTGAAAATGATTATTCAACGACTTTATACTATGCTTTATATGATGTTAAATCGGTTAAGAAATATACCGAAACCTTTTGTCCTGTATTGAATAATATCTTGAATTCTTGGGATACACATAGCTTTACGGAATGGAAAATTGCCATATGGTATTATTATTTGCTTTATCAATATTTTGCTAAAAATGAAGAGGAACGGGGAAAGGTTTTACAGGAACTTTTAGATAATGCAAGTCTATATAAGAAGGAGCCACCGAACAAGGCAAGGGAGAAAACTAAAAAATTTTTTGATTGGTTTGTTAGCAGGAATTTTCCGTTAGTATTTTGGTCGTGTCGTAGGTTTAATCGGGAGTTTGGTTGTCCGCAGACTTGTCCGAATTTCAATAAGGCAACTCTTCCGATACTTCCAGCGTTCCACTTACCAGATGGTTTTGAAGTAGTAGATAAGATGTATTTTTGTCGTGTGCCTATTAAGAAAAATGAGCAAACAGATGGGCTGGAGTTGAAGTATGTTTGTAGGTTCTTTTATCCTGTGTGGTTTGCCATTAATAAAATTGAAGGAGAGAATGTTAGCAAAGCCAAAATAATAGTAGCTGGGTCAAACCAAATCGATGAGTTTATTGTTCAAATGAGTTTTGAAAAGGGCTTTAAGGAAGCCGAGATGCTATCAGTTTCAGATAAAAAAAGATATAAAGATATTCTTACCTTCTTCTATCGAGAAATCCCCACGATTATTGAGCCTGATATGTTAGGGTTTAAGTATTATTCCGAACCTCGTCCCATTATACGATTAAAGAATTTTATCACTGCTTCCTTAGAAGACCATCCGTTTTCAAATTTCTATACCGAGACAAGCGGTAGTTATCAAGTATTTAAGCAAATAATTAATCACATTTTATACAAGTTGCCTGACGAATATTTTATTTTCAAACTTGCTTGTTGGATAGGATTATTTTCGATTTTTTATTTGCGTCGATATGATTGTTTTAGCATGAACCCAATTTTTGTTTTAATTGGTTCTACTGGTTGTGGTAAAACATCTGTTTTGCGATTATATAATCTTTTCTTTAGAAAACCTGACCACTTTTTCACTTTACATGCTGATGATATATCAGTTGCTTATATGAATAGACGCTTACCTTATTTTAGGACACCTTTCGTAGGCGATGACTTTATTGTTAACGATGATAGAGATATCAAATATATGAGGCAATTAGTTCATGATTTAGCAAATAGAAGGATTAGTAAAGCAAATATTTATTTTTCTCGAGCTACAGAAATGATTATGCCTGCAATGTTTACGATGGAGACAAAGTATTATGTGCCCTTCATTACAATTGAAGGAATGTGGCGAAGATTAATTACATTTAATGTTGGCTATCGAGACCCATCTTATATTGATAAGATAGAGAAATTTTACAGAGAATATATCATTCATTTAGCTGACAATTGGGGCTGGGGGTTAGAACTTTACCAAGAAATTTTTCAACAATATGAAGACGAACTTGCCAAATTAATTCAGCAAGGAACATACAAAGAAGTTGATTATGCTGTCTACGATTATGACCCCTTACTTAAAACTTTATTTTCGCTTGAATTTATACTACATAAACTTTACGATAAGGAAAAAGCTGATTTTTATTTTAAACAAATTTTGCATATTTTAGTAGCACCGAAGTTTAAGGAGTATATGTTAATTGAGCCGTGTATTTTTGACAAAGAAGTAGAGTTCATTACATTTAACGATATGCTTTCCACGATTAAGTATCAGGGCGATAAAAATTTAGACAGAGTAATCATGTTAGAACATACAACACTTTATAATGGAGAGTTGCATTTGTTTTATAATTTCTTAACTAAAGTTTATAGGAAAGACTGGGTATCACAACCGAATTTAAATCCATTCTGGCTTGTTATTGTGAAAGGTAATCCTATAAAATTTATTTTGCAAGACCCATACCATAAAGACACAATTAACAATTTTATTACTCAATTCCCGAAGGAATTCCAGAAGTTTCTACAGTATTTACAATTAAGTGGATATGACTTTAGAGACATCATTAAACAAGAATTTGGAGAGATACATGCACAAGAATTAGATGAAATAGCAGACAAATGGCAATAGGAGGATAGCCATGACTTTACAAGAATTAGCACAATTTTTAGCATCAAAGAAGCAATGTAAGGATTGTAAGTTTGCTCAGAAAAGAAAAAGTTATGATTGGCGATGCACATTAGAAGACACACGAACCGAAATACATCCTCTACTTCCTGCTTGTGAATATTTTCAACCAAAGGAGAAAAAAGATGAGAAAAATAGCTGTTCTTGATACGGAGACCCAAGGTTTATATGGTAGATTATTACTTGGTGGTGTAAAGGTAAATGGGAAGTTTTTTTATTTTGATGATGTAGATAAGCTTAAAGATTTTTTAAATGATTTGATAAGCAATGGGTATGTAATAGTAGGGCATAATTTATTTTACGATTTTTCTGTGCTTGATTTTATCCCACCGAATAGAGATTGTTTTGATGATACATATTTATTCATGAAGGCATATCAAGTTGAGTATAAGATAGAGAAGCCTGAAAGAGGAATATTTGGTTTAGAAAATTTGTGTAAATTTTTCAAGTTATATGAATATAAGACTGATAAGATTAAAATTCGCAAAGACCTTGAGAAAGGTGTTAGATTATTAGATAATCGATTGAAGGACTATTTGACTGAAGATTTAAATGCTACGGATTTACTTTATCGACACACGATTGCCAAGCATGAGAAATTTAAGCCTGTATATCTTTTAGACAAAGCTTTCTTAATTAGACTTCTACAGATACAAAAACGAGGTGTTCCAGTTAATGTTGAAGAAATATCTAAATTGCTACAAGAAAAGAAACCTGTTTTCAATCAAAATCTAATGGCTTTTCAGAGGGCTTATCAATTCAATCCATTTTCACCTGCACAAACTAAAACAAAACTTAACTTACCTGATGCCCAAAAGCAGACCTTACTCTATTATTTCTTAACTACTAAAGATGAAAAATTGAAACAATGTATACATGATATTCTATCTCTCAAGAAGCAACAAGATGAGATTTCTTACTTAGAGGAATGGATAACCAAAGGGTCATCTGGACGACTATATGGTCATTATGATATTTGTGGAGCCATCACGGGTAGACTTTCTTGTTCCAATTCTAATTTACTTAATATCCCACGGCATCTGCGGTATCTCTTCTATAAAAGCCCATTCCTTAAATATGATTTTTCCCAAATAGAATTAAGATTAGCTGGACAAGTTTATTACATACCAACCTTTATTACAGCCTATAGAAATGGAGAGGACCTACATAGCAAGACAGCATCCTTCCTCTTCGACAAACCAATTGACCAAATTTCCAAACAAGAACGACATATTGCTAAACAATTCAACTTCGCTTTAATTTACGGAGCCTCGGTTCAAACATTACAAGAACTTTTATACGAAGCAAATATCCTTTTGACCTATGAAGAAACCAAATTCCTAAGAGCTAAATGGATGTCTTATCATCGAAGAGTTTCCGAACATATCCAATCAACGATGAATACTCTTAAAAATGGTCCCATCTCTGTAAGCACAGTCCTACAAAGAAAACGCTATACTGAACATTTGAACATTGCACTAAACTTTCCAATCCAAGGCACAGGAGCCGAACTGCTTAAGGGAACTGTAGTCTTATTTACAAAAAAATATCCTGACGCTAAGATAGTTAACCTTATACATGATGAAATACAAATAGAATGTGATAGCCAAGAAGAAGCAAATGATTATATCAAAGCTTTAGACGAGGCAGGAACTGAGATGTGGAGCTATCTGTTTAAGAATTTTGAGATACCTTTTCAGGGCGAGGCGACTGTTTTCTAAGTTTTGATCTGATTTTCAATTCATCCAGAGCTTTGGCTAAAAATTCATGTAATTGCTGATCTTCCAATCCATATTTTTCTTTGAAATAATATCCAGCTTTATTTGCAACCTCTACCATATACTTAAGGTCAGTCTCATCTAAAATACTCGGATCATAAGTCATAAATGTTAAATAACTCTTGAACATATTAATCTCTTCTTCTGGCGACCTATCTGTCTTTTTAATATATCGTTCATTAAAATAATTATCCATCACATTAGCAAACCGTAAGAGAATATTTTTCTTTGTATATGGATCCTCAATTTGCCGTAAAGATTGCAACACATATTCTTCATTACCTAAAACTTTCAATTTGTAACTTTTCGCATCGGTAACTTTAGGAAGGAATAAAGTTCGTTTTTCTTCGCCAGTCAATACTCTACCTACAGCCTCACCAAACCCTCCAAGGAACATTGTATCAAATATCTTCGCTACCGTTACAGGATGTTTAATCATTACCCCAAGGAAATATCCAAGACCTGTCGCTTTCGCTAAATCCTCATCATCAAAATATTTTAGCACACTATTATCACTTACCCTACCATATTGAGTTAGCTCACTTAAGATGCCTGATTTAATGTTCTTAGCAATCGGTATGGTTTGCATTAATGTTTCTAATATAGCTCTTCCTGCTTGCTGTGGTTGTTCTTTTTCATAAACAGTTAAATTATTAAGTAATCTTGTAGCTGTTTCCACTACAGGTATCGTTACTTCAAATGATGTGCTAACTGACCCAGCCGAGAATAAATTCTTATTTGCTAAATCTATGTGCTTTTCTAAAAAATCAAGCCCCGACTTAACATATTGCCAAGCTACATTATCACCATGTAAAGCTAACATTAAACCTAAATCATGAAACAATCTACCTGTCAATTCATCCCTTGGTATACCAGTTAAATTACTAAACAATGATTTCCATATTGATGCAAATGCTGATTCTTGTTTCTCAAGATATGATTGTATTGGTTCAGGATTACCCGTAAGTATTGATGCAATAGTATGATAAACTGTTGATAAACCGTCATATGTATTTTGTATTGTATCTGCAACTCCACTAAATTGTGTAATAGTAGCTGGAAGAATAGTTGCACCAAGTATCAAATGTTTAAAGAAATTCATAGCATATTTGGGAGAAGTAAAACTTTTAGCAAATGATTGAAGAGCTACTTGGAATGGTGCTACAACATACGGGAACCAACTTTGTATATATGCTAACTTACCAAAATTTGCACCCATAAATGGAGAAATCGCCGCAGGACTATCAATTAAATTAGCTAAATGTTCAGCTAATAACTTAGCATCTGTAGGTGTAAATCCCTCTATCGCTATATGACCAAAATCTTTTAATACTTCCTTTCTGAATTCAGGGTTCTTAAGTAGTTCATTATAGAAAATTGTCTGTATAAATGGTTCAATAGCTCTAATCCAGAATGACAAATAATTATCATCATGCAGTTCTTCTTTAATTTGTTTAAATAAATATTCTTTAAGTTCTGGATTTTTTATTACATCTTTTATTGTCTCAATTGGTGCTTGGAAAAATCTAAAACTTGGATACCGCTGAGATATAGCACTGAACAATTGAACACCTGCACCCATCGCAATCCGTGGTAAAAACATTGTGTATATTTTTGAAAATTTCCCGATTGTTTTAATCCATTTACTTCTTGCTGTATCTCTTCCTTGATAGTCTCGAATGAGCTCTAATGTTTTAACAAAATCTGTATCTTTCAAAAATGGATCTGTAAATAATCTTTCATCAGTGCGTTTTACAAAACCTAACAACCATCTTTTATCAGATGTCCAAGGTCTTGTATAAGCTCGAGCTAAATAATCAAAAGCTAATTCAGGATCCAATTGATGGAGCATCATTACATCAACAAATCCCTGACCATATCGTTTGAGAAATCGAGGATCTTTTTCTTGATAAATTAGATCAAGGACTTTTTTGCGTGTTTCTTCAATAGGATTTTTGCTTAATTTTTCAATTATTGTTTCAGCTTTTTGAAAGTTTCGTGTTAATTTTTCGGCAAGGCTTGCTTTTTTAGGATCTGTAAACTTTCCTTTAAGATCTTTTATTATTGGTTTAAGTTGCTTAATTTGTTCAGCATAATAATAAATTGCATTTTTTGTTTCAGGATTATCAGTTATTTCAGCTTCTTCTAATGCTTGTTGGATTAAAGTTTCAGTTCGAATTCTATCTTTTGGATCATACCCTAATAAGTTCTTTAAATCAGCTCGAATTTCTTTAAATAAATTTTCTGCATGAATTTTTTGTTGCCGTATAGCAAATTGATTAAACGCTTCAGATATATTTCCTCCAAATTCCAATAATTTTGTAGCTCTACCTTTATGTAATCCTATTTCTTTTAATTCTTCATCAGGGAAGAGATTTAACCATTCATCTAAAATTTTTAATTTATCCCAACCCATTTCACGAATAACTGTAGAAGGAAACAGTTGGCTCATTGGATCATAAATGTAAAGAATATCTTTCACTTGCCCTGTTTCTAATCCTTTAACTTTTTCTACATAAGATCTTAAGAAATTATTAATTTTTGCAAGATCCCCTTTAAACTTTTCCCCAAGAGCACCTATTAATACTGCTGGAATATCAACTAAAATTTCTTTTTCTTCTTCTCCTTCTTTAACTGATACAACCATCACTTTGCGATAATCATAAGTAGGAATATAAATTGTAGGTAAGCTATACTCTCTTAATAGGTTTTCTTTATTGTTTTCATCTTTTAATATAAATTCAACACCTACCGATATTTCTTCATTTCTTATTGCATTTTTGACATGGTCACTAAGCAGATTTTCAAAATCTTTCGTATATATATCTTCAGGCTGTAATTCTACAAAAGTGCCCTTTAACCTTACTCGTAATTTACTAAAATCAATGTTTTCATCTTCTTTAAATTTCTTTAATAAAAATCTTATTCTATCTCCAAAAACTTTAGCCGTATTCATATGGAAAAATTCAAATAGCTCTGGTTCTGTATTAACAAGCTCAAGTCGCCCCTCAGGTAATTCATTGATTAATTGAAGAAATTTTTCTTCATTTGTAGCTATAAAGTTTTTCATTACATCATATGTTTCATGAATTTCATGTACATATTTGTGTGGCTCAAGAAAAGCACTAGATACAAGTAATGGATTAATTTTCCATTGATTTTGAAACTGTTCCAACAATCGTGTTGCTATAATATTAAGATTTTCTAAATTTTCTAAAGATAATTTCTTACCAGCCCTATCTTCAACATAACCCCTTATCTTCGAAACAAACATTTTAGATGCTTCATCCGCTGTAAGATTTAAAGTATGCCCATTTATAGGGAGTTGTTTTTCAATTATTATTCTTTTAACATCATCAACCGTTGTATATGGAGTTCCTTCAATCTTTTGAATAGCTTCTTTTGCTTTCTTTGTTTTTGCCCCTAAAAATCCAGCTAAAGACCCACCACCAAAAATCAAATGGTCTAATGAATATGATAACGGCAACCCTTTTGCTACTGTATTTAATGTCGCTTTACCTAACTCACTTCCAGCAAATGCCACATCCCCAGCCTTAATCCCAAGTAATGCAACTCCATTCGCAAACTTAACAAGCAATGACCTCCCCAATGTCTCTTTAGCTACATCTTTTAATACTCTCTTCCCTAACCATAATGCTCCTTTCGTTGCTAATCCACCTAATCCTAAAACTAATGATAAATCACTTGCTACATCTAACGCTTTATCTATTCGCTCAATTGTTCTATCAACTTGATATGCCATCCTTATTGTATTTCTTACATTAGCGACAAATTTATCATGTTCTTCTTTTTTTATCTTTTTGCCAACATGGGTCGCATCTAACACACGAACAAACCCCATACCAAGATCTTTTTCACCAAACGCATACCTACCCAATTCATCAAGCCCTATAATTTCCTCATAATCTTGTAAACGAGGCGTCATAAGAATTTCTGATTTTATTAAATCATTATCCTTTGCTTTTTGTATTATATACTTTGATACTGCTTGTGATACTACATTTGGATTTAAACCTTTCTTTTTAGCTATTTGACTGATTGTAGAGAAGAATTGTTCCCTTGATTGCCTATCCTTTAAAAGTTTGCTTAATTCCGATTTCTTTGGATATGCAATAAATTGCTGTATGTCATCTTCGTTATAACCAAAGAATTTAACCCGTAAATCGTGAATTATATCAGTTAGTCCCATGGTTATTTCTTTTTATTTCCAGCTAATTCTTGTATTGCTCGTATTTCTTCTGGTGTTAATGGATTACCTGTTTTTTGTTCTTTCTGTTTTTCTTTTTGTTTGTCTAATGCTAATTTTTCTTTTCTTACCTGTAGTTGCCCTTCTCTATATTCTAATAACGATAAAATATTTACAAAATTTGCTAATTTCCCTAATCGTAATTGTTCTTGTTGTAGTAATTTGTTTAATAAATTTTCCAAATGTGTTTGTCTTGTTTCTAATATTTTTGTTTCATTTTGCAATTTGTCTAAGTATATTTTATACGGTGCAACTTTCATTTGAAAAATTTGTGGCATCGCATCTATCAATTGACCTAAAAATTCCATACTCTTCGGAGATAACTTTGATACAAATTCTGGATTTTCTCCCATCGTTATTAATTCACCTACACTCATACCATCCGTATCTACACCCGCTTGCTTCCCTGCAAAATAACCCGTAATCAAACTTCTCATCGCTAATGGAACCACATCAACAGGATAATATAATACCAACTCCCTCATTTTATCAAATAAATGCTCATTCGTATGCTTTGCTAAATCACTCTTTCCTAACATCAATGCAAATAAACCAATCATCTTACTATGTGCATCATTAAATTTTTGTGTAAAATCAGCAAGCTCTTTCATTTTTCCATTGTATTCTTGTAAAGTGTTCTGTAAATTTTTTTCTATCTGTTCCCGTTCTTTATTTATATCTTCAAACAGTTTACTTTCTTGTGGGCTTTTTTGACCTGTAAGAATAGCTTTGATTTCATTAAATAAGTCTTGTTTTAATGATTGTTGCCCCGTAGTTTGTTTATTTGTTTGTTTTAATTTTGGTTTAGCTTTTGATTGAGCTTGTTGTGCAGACTGTTGTTGTTTTTGTTGTTGCTGTTTTTGATACTGTTGTGGTTGTTCATATCCTGTAAAAGCATCCCAAAAATCGTTCATTTCTGTGCTCCTACTTCTGGCTTAAGATTGCTAAATATACTTGTAAGAATAACTGGCATTAATGATTGAAAATCTTCCCAATCTAATCCCTCTAAATCTTTTTTGTCTACTCCTAATTTTTCTAACATTTTAGACGTTATATTCTGCATTGCTTCTTTTTTCTTACCAGCTTTAACGCTTTGCTCAATCTGTCCTGAGACATCAAATAAAGTGCTCGCTATATTCGGATTTTGCATCATTATAGACAACAAACCAGGTCTCAAAAAATTCCTCGGATTACTCAATATCCTTTGCCTTGCTTCTTCAATCTCTTTAACTTTATTATAGACCTCTTTTACAGCTTGCGGTGCCTCATCTATATTTGTAAACTTATACTGACCTGTCTTCTCATCCTTCTGTAAATATTTCTCTATATCAGGAACATCTTTCTTTAATCTATCTATCGTTTTATCATCTAATATAGGTCTCTTCAATTCTCTTGCCGTAAATAAATCCGATACCATTGGCAAAATTACTGCCTGAATAAAATCATTCCAAGTCATCTTCGGTTGCTTAATCGTTACCTTACCATATGGACTTGCTCTCTGAGCCGATAAAGTTGCTAAATCTCTTGTAGTAGGTCTTTCCGCAGTCGTATCCCAAGGGTTCCTTCCAAACATTTGAGCATTAATTAACATGTATAAAGATAAAGGATCTAATGCCTGCATTTCTGCCATTACTTACCTCCTTAAATAATACCAAATAACTTAAATAAACCTAAAGTCCCTGCCGTTCCTAATAACCCACCAAAAACTGGATTAATACCGCCACTTGTTGATTGAGTAGCATTCGCAGGGAATAACGATTGTAATGTTCCAGCTGAACCAGTTAATGTTCCAAGGACAGAACGCCTTAATTCAAACGGAGTAAGTGCATATTGTTGTTGTGCTTGCATAATTGCTCGATAAATATCTGGTAAAGATAATTGATGTTGTAATTGTTGCCCAGTTATACCTGCTTGTAATGTCATTGCACTTTGTAATGTTTTAGCAATATTACTTGCGTAATCACTTAACATTCTTTCTTGGGCACCAGCTTTCTTTTCTCCTATATCAGTTTTATATCCTAAAGCTTGTTCTTGTAATCTTTGTTTTGCACCAGTTTCAGCTTCAATTAATCTTTGTAAAGGTTCATATTCATATTGCCTAAATTGTTCAGCCATTGCTTGAGTGCCTGCAGTTTGACTAACAAGTCCTTGTAATGCTAATTTTCTTATTGTATTCCTTAAAGCATCTTGTAAAATATCTTGTGTTAATTCTTTAGTTTGTGTTCTTGCTTGTTCATAAATTTGTGGAATTCTTTCTTCAGCTTCTTGAATATCTGTTGATAAAGTTTGTCTTGCCTCATCCCAAAATCTGCCCGCTTTTTCCACTGAACCTTCAAATACATCTTGTAATTGTTGCTTTGTTTGTGTAGCAAGTTCTCCTATTTCCCCTCGTGCCTCTTCAAAAAATTCAGGACTTCGTGCTAACCAATCTCGATATTGCTGTATATATTGTTGTATAGCACTTTGAACACCAGGAACTGCTTGCTCAGCAAGAGGACTTAAAGCTTGAAGTTCAGCAACAATTTGGTTCGCAAGCTCAGATACTTGAGGCGGAGTTTGATATGTTACAGTAGTTTCACTGTCCCCACCACCAAAAATATCGCCCATATTATTCCTCCTCTATTTTATATTTTAACACATACCCATCTAAATATACACCATCAACCAATTTTCTCCAAGCTTTGGGATTTCGCTTCGTTATAAACTTAATATTCTTTAACCCCAGTTGCTTAGCTAACTCTACAAAAAATTCCTTCCATAACTTAACATCACCATAAAGAGACATCACTATCAAATCCCCTCTCTCATCCACATCCCAACTCGCAAACCCCCAATCCGTCGCTACTAAATTCGTTATATAAATTCTATCATATCCAGATTTAGCAAAAAATTTATCAAGTTCTTCCTTCGTTACATAATTTCTCAATCTACCACCAGCCTTCATATCCATGCTTCAATTTTAGTAATGTTGTCCTTGTCTTCTTTATTTTCTCTAATCCATCCTCTAACTTACATAACGCTATATACTTTTGGTAGGCATTCTCATATTTATCATATTCCCCTAAATGCAAATAAAGCTTAGCAAGATATAAATATTTTAACACCTCAGGTGCTTCATTCAATACAGGATGTGGATCACTATCTAAATCATACTCATAATAAATCACCCGATAAACAACATCATTAATTGGTGTAGCATTAAAATAAATAGTCATTGTATTATCATCAAAATAATAAGCCGTCGGATCACCAACTTGCATCGTCCCTGCATACTTCGAATACTCAAATCCCTCTAAAATTTTATTGCTACCTTTAGGGAAAATTGCTTGAATAAACTTGATATTTGATAAGTTAAGATTAATAGATGATTGACCAGCCGATAGAACAAATTCTCCCTCTTTTCGCATAAAGGAAAAATTAATAAACTTCTGTATCTCTAAAAGTGCTTCTTGAAAAAGCGGTTTGTAAACTGAATTGTAGAAAGTAGAAAGTGAAAGGGGCTCCTCATATGGAACCCCCGCAAATTTTAAGATGTGTTGAATGTATTCATCATTCGATGTCCACATTGTTTGCTCATTGGATTAATCATTAAGCAGCCACTAAAATACCACCTACAGGCTGACCCTCTGCACTAAACCAAGTTGGGCTTTCTCCTCTATAAGTTCTAATAGCCATTCCTTTATACCGACCATAGTCCATAGGTCTCTCTTCATATACAGCCTCAGGTCTAATCACAGCTTCAACCACTGGTTGCTTACCTAAGAATATACAAATCGCCTTGCCTTGTAATTCAGAATTTAATGAGCAAACAAACTTGTCAATATACTTACCCTCATCTCTTACGAATTCTTGACCATAGAAGGAACCAATATACCCCTTGTAAAGCTTTTCAACATCACCAGAATAAGTAACAGCTTGGAAGAATACTGGGTCAGTCAAAAGCCTATTCTCAGCTTGCTTGTTAATTATCACTAAATAAGTCCCATAACCATCTCCTGTGTAGGAAGGAACATTTAGGTCATGTAAAATCTGAGCAAACCTAAGAATATGAGACATTGTTAAATTAGAAGCAGATTTGCCATCAATAGTATGATTAGTTGTATCATAAGTTACTTGTGTAATTGTTATTGGAGTAAATATTCCATCCACATCTCTCATAAATTGTTTAGTAGATGCTAAAGTTTTACCTGTCTCATAATATACATCACCACCAGATTGAGCAATTCCCAAAACATCTAGATAAACAAATGCATTCATTAACAAGTCCCTTTCAATTGATGCTACACCAATTTGACTAAACTTCTCCCTTGCAAGTCCATCAATATCTACAAATGAAAATAAATCCGCTCTCTCAGTATGCTTAAACTGTTTACCTCTTTCAGCTATTTGAATCAAGAACCTACCAAAATTGAGATTAAAATCAGGTAAAGCATCAAACTCTCCTACCTCATCCCATAATGCATCTTCAGGTCTAAAGAGGTCTTTCGGAACCATAAATTTATCAGACATCTTCTCAGAAAATCCAGTAATCTTATCAACATATCGCCTGAAGTTCGAATAAGCAAAAGTAATCTTCCATAAATCTTTGGATAGTTCAGTCCGTATAACAGCTCGTGCATCTGTAGTATCATAAAAGTTGGCTGCCGATATATTACCTCCTTCAGCCCCTAAATCTCCCCAAAAGAAATCAGCCATGGTTCATCCCTCCTTATTGTTGTTTTTCTAGTGGTAGACCGCTTGGAGTAGATAAATCTAATCTACCCCGATCAACGGTCTGGTCATCCATATGGTAAATCATGTGATACTTTGTCGTTATATATGGTAATGCTTTCTTGTAATCTCTCATCAAATCCCTTACTGTATAAGGTCGTTTGCCTTGCTGTCTGTTTGGTATGTAATATGGATTATACTGTTGTAACCTTTTTAATTGGTCGGCTAATGTCTTCGTTGCTTCAAGTGTTAAATCTTTTGCCTTTTCAAGATATGTATAATAGTCTCCTTGCTTTCTTCCTGCTTGAATATCCAATACATACTGGCGATAAGCAATAGGTTCAATTGTTTGCAGTAAACTATTTAAATTCTCAAAATTAGCATACTTAGCTACAAATCTTTGCCTACCAACTGCTATATCATGTAAATCTGCATTAGTCAAATATTCTGCCCCTGGGAATGGTGATTGATTTGCTTGTGTAAATTTTTGTTCTGGTTGACTTTGCATTTGTTGCTGTGGTTGCTGTTGTAATTGTTGCTCCTCTTGTTCTTGTATTGGTTGTTCCGTTTGTTCTTGTATTTCAGTTGCTTCTTGATTGTCAAGCTTAACTGGTTCTTTTAGCCATTCAAAAAGTTTGGTCAGATCCATCTCTCCCTCCTTATGTCATATTATACATCAATTCATTTTCTTTGTCAAGAGGTAACCACTCATAAAAATATAAACAATGCTCTTTCTTATTATACTGCACAACTACACAATTAAAAGCCATACTTAATACATTCAACATATTAATCTGATACTCACTTAACCGATTATTCCAATTTTTAACTTCATAAAATCCACTTGGCAAATCATATTTTGCTTTAACAACTAAAAAATCAGGTAACCCCCTTATCACAGGACAATATAATTTAAATGCTTTGATAAAGACAAATTTCTTCAAAAAATTATTTATATCTTTCTCAATACGAAACATTTTATTCCTTGGTAGGCTTAACTTAAATATAACTGGTAGGGAATGCATAAGTCGGTGTCTTCAAATATCTACTCTTCTGTGGCTTACTTTGTTTGTATATCTCTACTATAACATATCTTATCGCATCAAGCAAATGTTCATAAAATCCATCTTTCTTATAATTACCATGATGATCAGCTTGAAACTTCCCTAAAAATCCTTCCAACGATCTGTGAGCTTGGTCGCTAACTAATAACTTCTTCTTTTCTAATAAGTCTTTTATCATAGCTATGCTCTCAACTATTCTTACACGATTTCCACGAAAAACAAGTCCATAATCTTTTCTTAACTTAGTAAACAAATCATACCCATCATATATCTCTCTATTTTTTCCTGCAATATCCCCTACATAAGTTATCATCTGTGGTCGCTTAATGTTATACTTTTTCTTAAATCGCTCTAACATATATTCAATAAATACCTTCAACGGTTGGTTGTCCGAAATATAATCATCTAAAATCACAATCCTACCTAAATAATCAACCCCTACTAATACATATGCCGAATGCCTAATCCCAAAATCAACCCCACAATAAAGTGTATAATCAAATGTTATGTCAATCAATCGGTTATCAATCGTAATAATGTTTTGTTCATCAAAGACATCATCAAATAAACCACCACCATAATCAAATGCCCCCCACTCACCATCAAGCATAATCTTCCTATAACCTAATGGCTTCATCTCCATCTCAGTTATGAAAGAATGAGACACATTAAACCGCTTAGCAATCACCATATCCCCTATCTCATAAAGCTTCTCATACCTAATGTTATTGCTTACAAAATACTCTTTCCCTCCATAACTATATGGTATCATCTCTTCCCATTCCTTCTTACTAACTCGAGTTATCAAATAATTGTCATAAGTAGATGACCGAATAATATAAGTATCCTCACGGGTTTTCTCAGCAAATTCTTTATACAACCAATGCTCCTGCGAACATGGATTAAGTATCAACATACCTTTAGAAAATTCATGCACCAACCTATAACGCTCGCTTACTTCAACAAATGCTTCCCTACTTATCCGATCGACCTCATCAATAATTATCACATTGAATTCATAAGATAACACAGACTTATATTGAGCATTCTTTTCATTGAGAGATAAATAATAGATTTCTACATCTGTTGCTTCATTCCTTATTACTTGCAAATTTAAATTCGTTGTGATAAGAGATTTAAGATATGGATTTTCTGCTAACAATCGTTCAAGCCCTGCAACTAAAGTATTCCTCAAATCCCTTAAACTTTCGCGAGCAATAAGAATACGAGACCCACGATACTTTTCATTGGTCAATAACTCATACAGAATAAAAATAGCAAGCTGTGTCTTACCAGAACCTTTACCACCAACCGATACAATCCATCGATAATCCGAATTGAAAAATAATTCCCAGATCTTTTCCTGAATTGGTGAAAGTGCTAATTGTAGCATTTTGAGTTAAATTATAACTTGATTTTTCGTAAAAACAAGCTATTATTAGATTGATGGATAAAAAAATTATTCCCGCTACATCGATACCTGAATTAGTAGAAACATCCGATTTCCATAATATCAATCAAAAACGAGCCATCCTTAAGTATAAAAACATGATCATCGGTATAAAGGAAGGCGATGTGATAGTTCTACGATCCGATAATGAAGATTATTTATTAGCAATTGCTGAATTCATCCGAGATAATAAGCATCGATTAGAAATACTACAAGACCCACATAAACCCTTCTGCCTCTCATTTAAATTACGAGATGGTAATAGAACATACTACCTTGGCTTCGGTCGGTTAAGCTTCTTTGAGTATAATTACATTATCAATCTCTTACGCAAATTTGGTGTCATTCAAGATGAGCTAACTCCATATGCAGATTTATTGATTGAGGATTATAAGCAAGGAGTTAAATTCTTTTATGAAGGGGTAGCATAATGGCTGTATTGTGGTTAACAACTGGAATGGATTGTGGATATATTGAAGAATTTGCCAAGCATGAAGAGGTTTATTTATTTGCTGATTTTATTAGTGCATTCCCAGATATGGAAGATCTTGCCTTTGGTAGGAATATTCAAAATGTTCAAATACTAACTGATTTACCACCAGAAATTTTTAGTAAAATTGATAAAGTTATAACACTTGATTGCTACTTTGGTTTCCTTATCGAATTATTTAAGCAGTTAAAAGTTGATGTATTTGGAGCTGGTGTAGAAGCTCGGCTTGAAAATAACCGTTTATTTCAAAAACAATTAATGCCTAAAGTTCCTCGTTATCGTGTGGTAAGCTTTGATAAACTAAACTATCCTGCAATTACCAAAGTTGACCCAATTTACCGAAATTCCTTTGAAAGTGCAATCATCAGAAACCAATATGAACTTGAATTCTATAAACAAAAACTTATCCAAACAGCTGGGCAATTTGCTAAAGATATCGATTACTACCAAGAAGAAATTCTACCAGATATTGAAATTGAATTTGGAATTGATTGCTTATGCCTTGGAAATGGTATTGAACCACCCTTTACTATAGGAATTGAACAAAGCAAAAATTCTTACATTGCTAAGGTTGTCAAAAGGAAAGAAGATATCTTATCTAAACCATGGGCTCTTAATCTTAGAATGTGCGATACCCTCTTACAACAAATGAAATATATAGGTTTCTTCTCAACTGAAGAAATCAAAGTCAAAGGAGAAACTGAACCGCACCTAATTGATATCTGCATGAGACTTGCCTTACCTTTAGGCACCGCTTATTTGAAATTCTATTCTAACATCTATCAAGCCATCCGAAACAATCTCCCACTTATCCCAAAAGCTGAATATATCTATGTTATACCAATATCTCTACCTTTAGCTGAACAAACATTTGTCCCAATTACTTTTAAAGATAGATACATCTTTGAACACTTCATTGCTCTACAAACTTACTATAAACCTAAAGTGCAAAAAGACCTTACATTCTACGCCATCAAGGGTTATTCCACCGTTGGATGTATTGTTTTATACTCAAATTATTTGGTAGACTATGAAGAACTTGAAGAACAGGTCAAAAAAATCGAAGAAACAATCATAGCCCCAGACCTAAAAATTGGATACGATACCTTGAAAGAAAACTACGAAAACTTCCAAAAAATGGTTGAAAGCCTTGAATTAAATTGATGACCTAACAAATGATACAAAACTTCCTGCACTTACATTAGCATCAATCTCTATCTTAACAAATAAACCTATCAATTCTATAGTCTGTGAGCCTGATGTATTACTAATCGTTTGAGAATAAACTTGCAACCAGTTTACATTATCTGTCGATACTTTAATTGTTATAGTTGCTGTTCCATTAATATTGTAAATCAAATACCCATACTTATAAACTTGTGTAGGAAGAACTTTACTAATTAACCCACTATATGCTCCATTGATTAAATTAGTCGCTTCCTTTAACGGTGCTATAATAAACATTTACTTAAACACCCAAATTAATATGCCTAACAAAATACCAATCCCTAAATATTTACCCTTCTCAATTAATCCCACTTTTGATTTCTTTTCGCATTCTTTCAACGCTGTATCATACAACTGTCTCTGATTTTTATAAAGCTCTATCTGCTCTTTCAATAACTGATTTTGCTCTCTCAGGATTTCATTCTGCTTCTTTAAATTTTCAATTAAAGCCTCATATTCTTGAACCTCTTGCTCTAAAACCCTTTTTTGTTTCAATTCTACTACTACTTGCTTAGCTTGTTCTTCAGGTATACAGATATCAACCGCATAAGCTTGGCTTGCTAAAAATAAACACACTAACAAACTACTTAACAACCGCATCATAACCAAGCTCCTTAAAAGCTTTTACTACTTCGTCAGCTGTCTTTGGTTTCTGTATCTGCCCTCGTTTTTGCTTTAAAATTACAATCCTTTTTTCCCTCAAAACTTGCTCTTTCTGTAAACTTTCTAATTGCTCTTGTAATTGCTGTATCTGTTCTTCTTTTTGCCTAATCATCTGTTCTTGCTGTTTGATTGCTTGGGTAAAAATAGTCTCTTGCTTTCTCATATGTATAATTAACCCTAAAACAATGACAAATAAAATCGCTACCAACAAAATCCAAAACAATCGCTTACCAATAACTGTAAGCACGCTCGATAACCCCATCTCGATATTTTACCCCATTTTTCCAAACTTTATATCCATATTGATAATTGATATCACAATTTGTCCGCCACTGCAAACATTGTCCTGTACGCTTCCAAACACAGATATTTTCAGCATATCGCTTATTACACAATTCAAATGCCCTCTCCCATACACAACTAGCTTGCACCGCTTCCCTATTCACCTTCCAACATGACCGATTATAACACTGATACACACACCAAAGCTTCCTACAACTCACTTGACTAATCAACTGTTTAATTAAATATGCCTGGGCTAAAAAATGGTCTATATGCCCCTTTATCTTCCAATTTGGAAATTTCTCATTCAGCCACGGCAAAAATCCTTCGGTTAACTGAGCATACCCTACAGAACCCCATCCGTCTAAAGAAGTTCGCCATATGCAATTAGTCTCCGTTTCTATCTGCCCTAAGTTATACCAATAAGGATAATCTAAACCTAATATAAACTCCGATGCTTGTCTCGCTTTGGGCACTAATTTATAACATTCAGAGGCTTTAGCCACTTGAAACAATCCAAGCACTACCCAGCAAAATAGCAATATAGTATATCCTCTTAGCCCACTCATCGCTCTCCCAATCAATATGGCCTATTCTAATTAGTCTCGTTAAATAAGCAAACACATACCACAAAGACAGAAGGAAAATTTTTTTAAATACAAACTGAAATGGTTCGTAAAACATCCCTATCAATCCTGTAAGAAAAAACACAACTCCTATCAAAATTATTACCCAATGCCAACCAAATTGCTGTAAATAGTTATTCATAGATACCCTCCTATGATCGATCTTGAGTTAGCATTTTAATTAACAGCTCAAATTTCTCATCCATTTTTTTATTAATTTTGTCTAACGCTGTTTCTAATTTCTCTTCAATTTTTTCTAATCGTTCATACAACCTACAAATTTCATTATCAAACATATCCATCCGTTGTCGGCAAATTTCTCGTATCCCATTATCAAATATATTCATCCGTTGCTGATAAATTTCCTTTGTTCCATTAGACTGATAAATTTCCTTTGTTCCATTAGACTTTTTCAAACTTATCAACCAATCCCAAACTATCTTAAATAATATACCAAAACACCCAGCAATAAATAAATAAACTATCATCTCTGGGGTCACTTCTTCCTCCTTTTCTTTTTCTTGACCCACTTACCGCCTTTACCACGAACCCAACCTGTTGATTTAGAACATATCGCATATGCTTCAGATTTTGTATAGCCTTTTCGCCTTACCTTCTTCACGCAATCTTCCAGTTGTTTAGGCATCTTTTCTCCTCCTCAACGCAATTCCAAACATCTGAACCATATCCCCATTATCAAGCGTCTTTGGTCTCCATCCTATATACCCTTCCCACTTCTTCCCTCTATAACTGAAAAATGGCAGAATTAAATTCCAACTTTTCTTACTGTGCCAAACATGCCATTCAGATGGATAATTAAATGCCCCTATTACCCTTGTATCAAAATTATGAAGCGGGTTTCTAATAAAAAACCACACAAACTCTCTTAAGGTTTCATTCCTGTTAGGCATAAACCAATCAGGTGGCTCAGGACTATCATCATTACCAAATATTGCCCAAATCAATTTACTACTTTGTAAAATTCTCTTCACTAATGCCATAAATCTCTCTATCCATTAAATTGAATTACTATACTTCTCAACTCTTCCAAACTCTGTGTATTATTTATCGCTTGCTTCATCTGTTCATTCCATTGTCTAATTGCTTCTCTTCGCTGGAATTGGGTTAAATATTTCTGCTTAAGATTATCAACTTGATTTGTATCTCCAAGTGCTTGAGCCTCTGCTATCTTAACAATAATATAATCAGTTGGTGCAAGTAAACTTGCTATATAACTTTTTAACTCAGCTAACTTCTTCTGTTTTTCTTCCTGCAACTTTTCTGCATCTGTTTTTATCCTTATCTGTGCTCCATCATAAATCACATCATTAGGATTTTCTACATCAAATTCAATTGCTTGAACTCCCTGAGGAACTGCCTCAGGTAATAATGCACAACAAAGTATATTTAACTGTGGATGTATATATGCCCATACCTTCATTATGCTAACCTCCTAACTCTAATTCTTGCTGTTCCATTTGCTGCACCTGCAACTAAAGTTCCCAAACTTGTCCAAGCAGTAGTAGTTTCATTCCAAGAAGAACAAATTACATGTACTGCAATAGTAGATACATCAGCATTATAACCTCTTTGCAAACATAAACAAATCTTATTTACTGTAAAAGTAGAAATAAAAATTCTATTAAATCCATTAAGACCTATTTTATGAAAATAAAAACTTGAAACAGTTCCTGTCCCTCCTCCCGCAGACCCTCCATCAGCAATTCCTACAGCACCCCAAGTAAAAGCATTAGAATAAGTAGTATTATTCGGATTTAAAGTGAGAGTTGCATTTACAGTATTCTTAGGAAATACAATTTCCATTTCATAAAAACCTTCTTGCGTTGCAATACGAAGTAGTTTACTTAAACTTACTGTTGTATCCCAAGTATAAAACACTTCCTCTCCTACCGCCAAAGGATAATCAGAAGTTAAATTGTCCCCATTTATTCTTCTTATCGTATATGCATTTATCAATGCTGATGTCGCACTCAGATCCAAAACCCCACTCGCATTAAGAGGCACTATTATATTTGGTCCAGGTGTCAAACTTGCATGAAAAGTATCTAATTTATCTGCATCCAATCCACTTCCACTACCCTGTGGACTTATCGTGCTTGGTGGTTGCGTCCCCGTATGATTAGCTCTATTCAAATAATAACTTCCTTCTTGCCCATCTAATTTA